CTTATATTTTCTCTATCAATTACTGGTGGAAAATCTCCTTTATCACGTATATTCAAATTTTTCTTAAATCTATCTGTATATAATTCCATCATTTGTATAAATTTGGTTTTAGTTTCTATCCAAAAATTTGGATTAGAAGATGTATCTAAATCAATTTCAGTAAATTCTTTATTACCAGTTTTAAATGCTTCTACTTGGGATTTATCCTTATGAGATATCTGTTCAAACTGTTTAATAAACAAGTTACACTCGTCAACTGGCATTGCCCAATTATACACCATCATATTATTCCTAGCAAATTCATCCATTGTTTCCTTTGGCAAATCTTTTAATCTAGTTTTTATTCCTAATGCTTTATTGTCCATAACTACTCGGTGCCATAAATGTTCGTCTAACTATTGCTGCTTGTTCATCTTTAGTTTTAACATAATATCCTTCAATATGTGTGTATCCATTTTCTTTTGCCCAATACACTCTCTTGTTGCCTGTATGTACTGCAATACCAGGTATAGGAATTCCTGAATATGCGTCCTTCGGCCATCTTTTTTCTACTAACCAATAATTCTTCATATTAGTATATATAATTGGATACATCATACCTTTGCTCTCTATACTTTTCTTAAAATTAGGATATCTTTTCATCATCCAATTATTATCAGTAGTTAACATTAAATCTTTTAATGGTACATCCACCACTTTTGGTGATATACCTTTTAATGGTGCGTGTTGACAGGTAACTCTTTTCATTGCTTTTAAAAGTTTCATACTTGTAATTCAAAGACATCAAATTCAATGCCTTCTAACTCTTTTGGTTTACCTTTAGGGTAAGTCGGCCAAATTTGGAATTCTTCTCCTGTTGTATCACTTTTACATCCTGCAACTAACCAGTCCCATTTAAACTCTCCATCAACAACAAACTCGTTCATCACTTCATATCTTCCATCAGGTTTTTGTAAAAGTAATTCTTTTTTACACTCTTCCATATTTTTATACCAACCTTCCATTTGGAAAGTTTGTTGTGTTTCTATTGGACTATGACCAATTAGATATGCAAGTATTAATATTTTAAAGTCGCCCATAATTTGCCTTTGCTATATACCAACTGTCTACTATATCTGATACTGGATTGCCTGCTTTTGCTGTATCTAATAATTTCTTTAAATCTGTTTTTGTATCTTTACAAAATTGTTCGTACATCATTTCTTTATCTGCATTACCTTTACCTGTAGCAAGTTTCTTAATAACACTTGGTACAATAACATTATATTTCCATTTTTGTTCTAATAATCTATATTTAAGTATACCACAATTTTCCGCTATTTGAAATAGTGCTTGACCTTTAGAACCATAAGAATAGTTTTCTATTGCTATTGTAATCCCACCAGGTTGATATAAACGTAAAACTTTTAAAACCCAATCAGAAATTTGAGTAAATCTTTGTATAGGGTCTGTCCACGGTTGATGTTCAGAACCAGTTATATTTCCAAATACACCTAAATGTTTCTTCTTATTAGTAAGAAAATAAAAACGACTATGTTCAAATTTAAAATCTTCTGTTACACATATAGCAGGACTTGTTAAACTATAATCAATCCCAACGTGTTTCATCTTCTTCTCCAATATCATCTTCTTCATCATCCAATTCATAACTACAAAATGGACACGACATAGGTTTCATATCTGTTTCTTCATCATTATAATTAATTGTAAATTCAGTCTTACAGTTGCCACAAGTGGTCTTAAATTTCTTTGTTAACTCATTTAACTCCATAATAAACTTTTACAATTTAAATTTCTTGAATTGATCCTTCTGTACGTCTTGTTTAATTCCACCTATAACATAACTTTCAATTTCGGTCTCCTGTGGTGCATTTTGTAATGACCTACTATTTAACCAATGGTCAACCCAAGGTAATGGATTTGTTTTCTGGTCGTATCTTGGTTCTAATCCTATTGCTCTCATACGTCTATTTGCCATATACTCTACAAATTGATGTAATAGTTTTTCTGATAATCCTATCATAGAACCTTTTGAGAACAAATAAGTTGCCCAACGCTTCTCTTGTCCAACTGCATTTTCATACATTGTATAAACTTCTTTTTCTGTATCTCTCATTACCTTATTCATAATTTTATCATTTTCATTATCACGATAGTTATTAAGTATTCTTTGTGTTATTGATAAATGCAAAGTTTCATCCCTTGCAATTAAAGAAAGTATTTTAGCAGAACCTTCTAACAACTTTAATTCTCCAAATGCAAACGAACAAGCAAAAGAAACATAAAATCTTAATCCTTCTAATATATTAACAGTCATCAATGTTAAATATAATTTCTTTTTCAACTCATACATATCAACACTATCTGGTTTTAATTGCCATTTATAACCTAAATTAATTAACTCATCATATGTTTGTGTTATACTAGTTGCTCTATTTTCAATCTTCTCATCTGTAACTATAGTATCAAAAACTTCACTAGGATTAGGATACAAATTCTTTATAATGTATGTATATGAGTGTGAGTGTATGTTTTCAAAGAAGTCCCAAGCAATAACACAACTCTCTAATTCAGGTATTGAAACAAAAGGTAAAAATGCTAAAGCAGGTCCTCTACCTTGCACACTATCCATCATTGTTTGATATTTTAAATTAGATGTAAATATAAATTTACTTTGTTCATTTAATTCTTTATAATCTGCAATATCTTTCTGTAAAGATACTTCTTCTGGTCTCCAAAAATAACCTAATTGTTGTTGAAACAATTTATTAAAGATAGGATATTTCATATTATCATATCTTTGAACCTGTAAATCTTTACCAAAAAACATAGGTTGTTTGGTATAATCTAACTTCTTATCTATATTAAATACACTTTTGGTCATTTTTTATAATGTTTGTGTGAATCATAATCTTTTTGAAGGAATCTATTATCATCATTATCTATTGGTTCTAATTCTGCCTGTAATCTTTCTGATTCTGTTAATTCATAATGGTGTTCAACACTAACACCTGCCGTCCATTTATCCATATTATCTACACTATACTCTCTAGTAGATACTTTATAATCTGGTCTTCTTGGTTTACTAGGTGTTAATGATTTATCATAAAACAAAACTCTATTATTAGGTTGAGCGGCAAAATGTCCATTATCTAACTTTAATATATTAAATGATTTATGTTGTGATGGATTTTCACTATAACCTACGTTCAATTCTTTATTCGTGGAACTACAACTATCTATACTAAACATATAATTACCTTCATACATTTTTTTACTTGGTGATAAAAATGTACATCTATTACCACTTATCAATTGTTTCTCAACAACTGCAATATCATAATCAAAACAATCCCATAACTGTAATTCTGACAATGCTATATCTTCTTTTGTTTCTTTCCATACAAAAGCATTTATAGGCAACTTATCATATAATGCTCCTGTTTCATATAAATAAGTTTCAAAATATAATGCTCTGCCTTGAATACTTTTTACAGTACACCAGAGTCCTGGTTCAAATTCTCCGTGACCTTTTTCTAAATCGTAAAGGTATTGTTTCTTAACTAGTACTTCCGTATGTGGTACATTTGCACATAAAAATGCCATAAAATTCCTTTAAATTACACAGGTTTCACATTCTTCTTCGTCTTTTTTCTCCATTATAGTTTTTGCTTCTGGCACATCATCTTTCCAACCAATAGGATGTACAGGTTCCTCTATATCTCTTTTACTATCGTATGTGTTTTGATAATAAGAAGTCTTCCACCCTAATTTATAAGTTGTCAATAAATCTTCCGCCATTATTGATAAAGGTATTTCTCCTTCATCATAATTTTCAGGATTATATGACCAATTGCCACTAATTGATTGGTCAAAATATTTCTGCATTACTGCTACTATGTTTATATATCCTTCGTTAGATTTCATATCCCATAACAATGTATAATTATTTTTCAATTTTTTATAATCAGGTACTACTTGTTTTAAAGTACCTTTCTTACTTTTCTTAACTGAAATATAGT